CCCCGCAACCCGCCCCGCAGCCGAATGTGCGGCCAACCGTGCAACCAACCGCGGTGGTCGCGGCGCCCGTCGGTGACCTCGGAGAGTTTTGGGCCGAATGGTCCGCAATCGAACTGAGCGACCCCGACTCCATCGCCCACGTCATCCGCACCGCCGCCAGTAACGCCTCACCGGAAGTCGTTCACCGGGCACGCGCCGTCCTCGCCAAGGTGTCGCGGCCCGCCCTGTCCGCGGCACTCGTCCAAGTCGACCCCGGTCTACTCAAAGCGTTGATAGGAGCACAGACATGAGCGCACACAACAGGCGGTGGGTGTACCTCATCTCGGGGCTGATCGCCGCTATCGTCCCTATCCTGACTTCTGTCGGCGTTTTGGACACCGGGCAGGGTGAATCCACAAACCAAATCGTGTTGTCGCTAGCATCCCTGCTCGGGGCTGGCGGGGCGGTCACCGCAGCACGGGTCACCCACAAGCAGATCGCTGAAGGTATCCACGATCCGGCGCTGTCCCCGATAGACCAAATCCAAGAAGCCGTCCCGAAAGTGCTGGCGCAGCAACAGCAAGCCAACGACGCAGTCGACCAGCTACGCCAGGTCACCGCAGCCCTATCGGGCACCGTCCCCGTCGTGGGGCCAATGGTTGGATCACTCGCCGATCAGGTGTTGGCGCAACTCCAACCTCAGCAGTAAGTACGGTGCCGGCAGGCCCGGCCAACTAACAACTCACCCTGGAGGTGGGGACAATGAAAACTTTGGAACCTTTACCGCCGCACATCGAGGGGCCGACCTGGCGTCGGTACAACGACGGGTCGTGGTTTCTGCCTGACCGCAGCCTCGGCTGGGAGTTACTGGGCTGGATCGCAGAGTATTTGCGTTCCCCGACTGGTGACGGCCGGTTCATGTGTACGTTGGAGCAGGCCCGGTTCCTGCTGTGGTGGTATGCGGTGGATGAGCGGGGCGAGTTCATCTACAGGTCTGGCACGTTGCGTCGGATGAAGGGCGCCGGCAAGGACGTGATCGCCGCCGCCATGAGTTTGGCTGAACTGTGCGGGCCGGTCGCTTTCAGCCATTTCGATGAGTCGGGTGACCCGGTGGGCAAGCCACGGTTCAACGCCTGGGTGCAACTCGCGGCATGCTCATTCGAGCAAACAAAGAACACGCGAATGCTGTTCCCCGCGCTGATCACTGACCACATGAAGAACACGTTCAAACTTGAAGTCGGGAAGACGATCATCTACTCCGGTGCCGGTGGGCGGATTGAGTCGTTGACCTCCAGCCCGTTCGCCGCCGAAGGTAACCGTCCTACCTTTGTGGTATTAAATGAAGCTATGGAACTTAGCACTCCAATACCCACGCCGCACGGCTGGACAACAATGGGATCACTCCGCACCGGCGACGTGATTTTTGGGTCTTCCGGCCAGCCGACGACCGTAACCAAAGCACATCCAGTGCAGTTCAATCGTGACTGCTACCGGGTAACTTTCGTTGACGGCACTTCCGTAGTGACAAGTGACGGGCACCTTTGGCAAACAAAGATTGCCGGATCGGCAGCTAAGCCGCGCATCCGAACAACCCGTGAAATGGCCGAAAACTCCCCTAACGAGGACGGGGCATTCAGCAAAAAAGGCCGTTCCAAGCCAGCAAAATTTATGATCCCCCGCGCCGGGGCAAGGCAGACCATGCCAGTCGACTTGCCCGTCGACCCATATCTGCTAGGTGCTTGGCTGGGCGATGGGTCTACCGGGGAATGCAATATCACCGCTCATACAGACGATGCACCTGCCATCCAAGCGGAGTTGGCTAAGCGCGGGGTAAAAACACGACTGCTGAAATCACTCCGCGACACGGTGCAACGAATTTCGTTCACACAAGGCAAGAACCGGCCCGAAGTTGCCATCGCGATGCGGAAACTGTCCTGTTATGAGGACAAGCACATCCCACTGGAGTACCTGACGGCAGGAACTGAGCAGCGACTGGAGCTTCTTCGCGGGCTGATGGACACCGATGGGTGCGCGTTCAATTTTCACCATCGCGACGGCAGACCGTACGGAGCAACCCGGTGTATCTTCATTGGCCGCAAACAACTGGCGCATGATGTTTTGGACTTGGTGCGAGGACTGGGCCAGATCGCTTACATCTCGTTCGTTGAGGACAAACGTAGCCGTGAAGGCGGCTACTACCGGGTGGAGTTCCAGGCGTGGCGCATCCAGCCGTTCGCGATGCCTCGCAAGGCGAATATCGTTGAAACGTCGAAGCGGGATTGGACGACGATAAAAAGCATTGAGCCGGTCGAATCTGTGCCAGTTCGTTGCATCGCTGTTGACGCAGACGATCACCTGTTCCAAGCCGGGGAATCAGGGTTTGTCACGCACAACACCCAATATTTTTTTGAGGCGAACTCCGGTCACGCTCTCGCCCAGGTCATTGAGGGCAACGTGACGAAGGTGCAGGGGTCGCGGAAGTTGTCGATCTGCAACGCCCACGTTCCCGGCATGGACTCCGTGGGCGAGCGGGACTGGGATGCCTTCCAACGAGTCAAATCGGGGGATGCCATCGACACGGGTGTCCTCTACGACAGCTTGGAAGCCCCCGCCGGCACCCCGGTGTCGGAAATCCCGGCGAAAGACGTCGACCCGGACGGCCACGAACAAGGCTTGAAACGGTTGCGGGAGGGCATCGAAATTGCCCGCGGGGACGCCGTATGGCTGCCCGTCAACTCCATCATGGACTCCATCCTGGACACCCGGAACTCGGTGTCGGAGTCCCGACGCAAATACTTGAATCAGGTGAACGCGGCGGAGGATTCGTGGATTTCGCCGCAGGAATGGGATCGCTGCGCCGTCACCAGCGAGGCGCTGGCACTGAAGGCCAACGACCGCATCACCCTCGGCTTCGACGGCTCTAAATCGTCGGACTGGTCAGCCCTGGTGGCGTGCCGCGTCGAGGACGGATTCCTCACCCCCATCAAGGTGTGGAACCCGAAACGGTATCCGAACGAGGAAATTCCCCGCGACGACGTGGACGCCACCGTGCGGGCGTGCTTCGAACAGTTCGATGTCGTCGCTTTCCGGGCGGATGTGAAAGAGTTCGAAAACTATGTCGACACCTGGGGTCGGGATTTCCGGCGGCAACTGAAAATCAATGCGTCACGCGGGCACCCGGTGGCGTTCGACATGCGCGGCCAGAAGAAACCGTTCTCCCTGGACTGCGAAAGTTTCCTTGAGGCTGTCCTTGAGGAAGAAATCTGCCACAGCGGAGACCCCATCCTGCGGCAGCACGTCCTCAACTCAAAGCGACACGCAACGAATTGGGGGGCAGTCTCGATCCGCAAGGTGTCGCGTGACTCGTCGCGGAAGATTGATGCGGCGGTGTGCGCGGTGCTGGCGTTCGGCGCCCGACGCGAATACTTGAACTCGAAGAAAGTCCGCACCGGCCACGTCGCCATCATCCAGTAAAGGAGAGTGTGTGTGACAGACGATGCGTTGCGCGACGTACTTGTGGACAGGTTTTACAACCACCAGTGGGATTTGCGTGAATCCACCGACTTTTACACCGGGGCGTACCGCCCCACCGCTGTCGGTGTGTCCATTCCCCCGCAAATGCGGCAACTACTTGCCTCAGTGGGGTATCCGCGCCTGTATGTGGACACGTTAGCGGAACGCCTTGAGGTGGAGGGTTTCCGGCTCGGCGGCGACGAATCCGACGACATGCTGTGGCATTGGTGGCAAGTCAACGACCTCGACCTGGAATCCACACTCGGTCACACCGATGCGATGGTTCACGGCCGCGCCTACATCACGGTGTCATCCCCGCAGTTCGGGGACGTTCCCCGCATCAGGGTGGAGCCGGCCACCGCCCTACACGCCAACATTGATCCGTTGACCAGGGAAGTGACGGACGCCGTCCGGGTCATTGAGGGCGAAGACGGCCAAACCGTGTCGGTGACGGTGTATCTGCCGGATCGGACAATGTCGTGGCAACGTAATCAGCACAGGTCGTGGCAGCGGGTTGCGACGATCCGCCACAACTTGGGTGTGGTGCCTGTGGTGCCGTTGGCGAACCGCACCCGCCTGTCGGATTTGTACGGCACCAGCGAGATCACGTCGGAGTTGCGGTCGATCACCGACCAAGCCTCAAGGGTGATGATGTGTATGGGTGCGACCGCGGAAATGATGGCAATCCCGCAGCGCGTTTTGATAGGCGTGTCCGCAGAGGATTTAGGGGCGCAGCAGGCACCGCTGGGTGACGGCATGGGCCACTTCGATGCCTATCTCGCGAGAATCCTTGCCCTGGACGATCCAGATGCAAAAGTGACGCAGTTCAACGCCGCTGAGTTGATGAACTTCGTGAATGTGTTGCGGGAGCTGGCGAAGCAAGCCGCCGCGATCACCGGACTGCCCCCGCAGTATCTGAGTAGCTCCAACGACAACCCCGCCTCCGCGGAGGCGATCCGGGCGTCGGAGTCGCGGCTGGTGAAGAACGCCGAGGGGAAGTCGCGGGTGTTCGGGTCGGCGTGGGAGCAGGCCATGCGGGTGGCGTGGATGGTGATGAACCCCGATGAGGAACTCCCAGATGAGTACCATCGCATGGAAACGCATTGGCGTGACCCGGCCACCCCGACGTTTGCCTCCAAGGCTGATGCGGTGGTCAAGCTGTATGCGAACGGGACGGGGATAGTGCCCCTTAGGCAGGCTCGGATTGACCTCGGGTACACACTTTCCCAGATTGACCGCATGGAGCAGTGGGACAGCGAGCAGAACCCTTTCAATGCCATGTCACCCACCTTGGTGACGGGGTATGACACCGCAGTCTGAGCAGTACGCCGCTGAGCAGAAAGCCGCCGTGATGGCTGCGGTCGCCGCCGCCGGCACCGCAGCAGGCATGGCGGGCGCAAAGATCGTCAACTTCACCGTGTGGATGCGGTTCCTGCGCCTCGTTTTCGACGCTGTGATGTCGGGGCGCTCACGGGCGGCGTGGTCGGCCCGCAACTTCTTCGACCTTGAACGGGAACGCGCCACCGGGTTACCCCGCCTAGATGTGCCGTTGCTGCCCGACTACCAGTTCGACTGGTTTGTGCGCGACATGAAACCTGCCTACGACACCATTGTCAGGCAGGTTGCGGTGGTGCGGGAGCAAGCCAAGCAGGGTGTGGCGGTGCCCCCGCCGAGGGTGGAGTCCACTGTGCGGGTGGCGGTCGCGAAGATCGTCGCCGACGCCGGGCGCGATGAAATGGTGCAGGCTGTGGAAGCCGACGCCGCGGTGGCCGCCGAGGTGAAGAAACGCAAAAAAGCTGAGAAGAAGCGGGACCGCATCACCCCAAAGGACAACGATTTCATCAAAGAGATGAAAGAGATCCTGGAGGGGGGGCAGGAGATGGTGGAGTTGCCGACGTGGGGCGGGAACACCCGCCGGGTGCCCGCCACAAACTTGGACAATTACGACGAACCACCCGATGTTGTGGGGTGGGCGCGGGTCGCTACCGGCGACGAAACGTGCGCCTTCTGCATGATGCTGGTGTCTCGCGGCCCCGTCTACTACTCGGCGGACTCTGCGGGCTCAATGCTGGTGTCGCAGGAATGGTTGAACGAGGTTTCTGAGGGCGCCGACGCCGTCCTGCCGATGAATGAGTGGCACACCGGCTGTGATTGCACGGTGATGCCCGTCTACGACGAAAACGACTGGCCGGGGAAATCTGACGCCGATGAGGCTTTGGAGAAGTGGAAAGACGCAGCGGAAAACTTTGTGCATGACCCGAACAAAAAGTATCGGGTGCTCAACAGAGACGGCAAAACGTATCGCAGCGTCACCCTGAACTCGTCCCAGGCCCGGCAGCGGGAAACCCTGAACAATCTGCGGTTCGCCCTCGCCGGCCGCGACCCCCAAGACCGGCAACGGGTATCAAAAGACCAGCTGGACGAGATTCTGGCTGCGAACCCGCTTGCGGCGAAGTTGTTCAAAAAAGAGTTAGCGCGGCGCTAACCACACAAGTTTCGGCAAACATGACCACCCGACGTGGTCACCGAATTAACACGCCCAGGAGGCGAAACCATGTCAGAAGACACCACCGTTGAAACGGAAACCGAAGCCCCGGAGGCTGAGGACGAGGGCAAACTGTTTGACCGGGAAACCGTTCAAAAGCTGCGTTCAGAAGCCGCGAAGCATCGTGCGGCCAAAAACCAGGCAGTACAAACCCTCGAAGCATCGACCGCAGAGTGGACAACCAAGTTCACCGAAGCCAACGACACCATCGCCGACCTTTCGGCAAGACTGTCCGCGGCGGAACTGTCCACCCATAAATATGCGGCGATGATCGAAGCGGGAATCCCCACGGACTCCATGCCCGACATCATCGCCCTGGTCACCGGAAACGACCCTGACAGCATCGCAGAATCTGTGGCGGCAGCGAAGCGACTGATGGGCAGGCAAGTCCGGGAGCCGGCGGTCGACCCGTATCAAGGCTCGGGGAATGACATGGCCCTGAACAGCGACGAACTGGAAGACACGCTGCGGCGTGCAGTCGGCGCATAAACCAAACCCTTTTCATAGAAAGCAGGTAGGCCATCATGGCTGTTGCAGATATCAAGAATCCGACGCCGCAGACCGCGGCAACAAAGACCGGCGACTTCTCCGGGTTCCTCAAGCCGGAAATGTCGGCTGCGCTTTTCGAGATGGCCCGGAAGTCCTCGGCGGTGATGAGCCTGGCTCGTCGCATCCCGCTGGGCATTAACGGGCAGTCCATCCCGTTCAGCACGTCGAAGGCGACTGCGGCGTGGGTCGCGGAGGCCGGCCAGAAGCCGACCACCGAATCGTCCCTCGGTCTGAAGACCATCACCCCGCACAAGCTGGCGTGCATCTCCGTGGTGTCCGCTGAAGTCGTTCGCGCCAACCCCGGCAACTACATGTCAATCCTGCGGGATGACATCGCGGAAGCCTTCGCTGTCGCGTTCGACAACGCCGCCCTGCACGGCACCAACTCGCCGTTCGGTGCAGGCAACAACCTGGATGCCACCACCAAGACGGTGGCCCTCGGGACTGCCGCCGCGACCGCAGGTTCGGTGTACGGCGACGTGGTCGCGGGCCTCGACGCCCTCGTCAAGGACGGCAAGAAGCTCAACGGCTTCCTGTTCGCCCGCGAGGTCGAGCCGCTGTTCCTGGGCTCGGTGGACACCACCGGGCGCCCCCTGTTCATCGACGCACCCCCGGCCTCGCAGACCACGCAGGCCGTCACGGGTGGTTCGGTGATCGGCCGTCCCGCGTTCCTGGGTGACAACGTGGCGAACACCCCGGCGGGTGTCGGCGCGAAGAAGACCCTCGGCTACGGCGGCGACT